GCAGAAATTCGTTGTGTATGACGGAGCAAAGAACTCCTCATCTGGTGCTAAGACTTGAACCACTGGCTCGCCTTGGTCCTCGATGGTTACTGGAAACTTAGCTGATCCTGTCTTACGTAGTTCTCTGAGCGCCTTCTTTGTGCGCTTTTCGTTGATCTCCCAGCCTGGGATTGAGTTAAATACTTCCAGTGCTTCCTCTACTCGATCTTCGTCGGCTAGGATCTCGATATAGTCTTCCGCTTGCTCGGGGAAGCTTTTCTGGATTTCCTCTAAATCAAATATTTTCTCGTAGGATCGTTTAGTAGGTGATTTGTAGTCACAGTATGCAACACGCAGAGACTTTTCTTGTGCGTAGTTGTCAGACTTCTCCATTTGCTGCCAGAAATCCTTGATACCAGCGTCACGCAGCCACTTCATAAATGCCGTGACCTCTGCGGAACGCGCTACGTCCTGAATGTTTCGCGGGTAGGCTCGGATAGAGGATTTACGCAGCGCATTCTCATTAATGGCAATCTGAGACGAAATATGGAACTCAGCTAGGTGTACTTCAGTGTCGGACGAGTCCTCAAACGGAAAGGCTGTTTCACCAGACTTCTTTAGGTCGGTTGTCTTACCCGACCACTGGCAGTGACGAATTTCGGCGGAGTCATTACACCGCTTAATGAAATCAGACAGACTATCAACGTCCTCGTCAAAGGTTTCCTTAAACTGGTCGTAGTCGAACTCATCGAAGTATATATCCGACTCGTCTTTATCTTGATTTCTATTTATAGCCATTGCGTTAAGTTTATCACAGTAAGTCCTACGGGTTTATTCCCCTTGCTTGCCTTGATCTTTTACACTAGCATTACTGTCAAATACCCTGCGAGATCGCACTAAACTAGCAATGCGTACAAGGCGCTTGTCGTCGTACCCCAAGCTATCAGCCCAATCCTCTGTGGCAATTGGCATGACCTTTCCGTTTTGACTATTGCGAATTATGTCGATAGTCGCCCATAAGTCTGCATTATTGGCAACGAAGAACCTACTTGGCTGGGTATCGGTAGTATGCTGTTCCATTTTGATCGACTTTATTAACTTTTAGGCGCTTCCCGACTTGATTAATAATATCCTTATGCCGCGCAGGTACTGACACGCAGATCTTTTTGCGAGTGTCGGGATCTTCCGCGAATAAGAATCGAGGATTGTTAGTTTGCTGGTGAAGTACGCGCACAGTGATGACCGCTGGGGCTGCTGCCTCAATAACGTCGATCTCACCCTTGATTTGCGCTGTAATCTTCAGTACACCTGACGGAAGGATGTATTTTCCGTCTAAGTCTTCCTCTGAGCATGTCGCTGAACGTATTTTGCCAATTGACATAGCTGTGTATGGTTTGCCCAGCTGTTCTGCTAGGGACTTACATGTTTCGTGTTCTAGTTCTGTCATAATTAGTATCCTCCTGACTTGACCAAGCATTTTAGCTTGCCGCCTGAGTAGTGTTCTGGTCCTTGACCGTAATTTGCTGTTCGCAAATAGCGAAGGCAGTCAATAAAGTCCTTAAGGGCTTCATCCTTCTTTTTTTGAGCGCTATAGTTGATAATAGCGTAGATTAGATTGCCGCAGTCCTCGTGTATGTAGACTCGCGGCTTGTTTGCTCCGTCGATAGGTATATTTACGTTGTAAAAGAACCAATCGTCGATAGCGGTAAGCCCTTGTTCTTCCTGCGACCCCATGGACGGCACATAATGGAAGTCGTGGGCAGAAAACTGGTCAAATAAGTCGGTATTATCGGCATTTTCATTGGCGAAGAATCGGGAGTCACCGATACGCTCAAATGGGTCAATCCCCAGCTCTTTTTCGATGTCTGAGAACAGCTTGCAGTACCCCGCGACGTCATAGCCTAGTTTTTTGGATGCTGGTCCGAATTTCCAGTACGGATCGCCAAACTCAGCCCAAGGTCCGTAGGTCTTGCGGTCAGGCCACTCTCTGCGGATGTAAATCTCCGTGTCCGAGCCTACACCCGTCACTCCAGCCCACAAGCTAGTGTAATTACGCGCACCAGCGGGGTCAACCACTTGGTAGCAGGTGAACTTCTGCTTGTCTGACAGGTCTGGGAAGTCTTTATGCTCTAGGACGTGTACGCTTTGGCTAAATAGCGGAAATAGCGACGTCATTGACTTGACGGGAACACCATAGGCACGAGTTAGGATCTCATCTCGCGTGCTGTGCCTCAGTTCTTTTGCGATACGCTCATATCCGCCGAACGGATTGAATTCCGAGTGGAAATACACGATACCAGCGTCCTTCTCGGGGCTATACTGCGTCACTGGAACTTCTTCGCCATCTAGCAGCGGTGCTTTGCGTGTTTTGCGTGTCTCAGCACCCTTGAGGAACTCAGCGACGAACGGAGTGTAGCCGTCAATGGGCGTGAAGGTCAACATCATCTTAGCGTCCCGTGTGGCTAGTCGGAATCGCATGGTACGGATCAAATCACCGTCCTCAAGGTACTCGTCTGGCCATAGACCGATGTTATGCCACTCTGGAGTCTTAGAACCTAGCTCAAGACCCTCAAACTTACTGCGGTTAGCGATGAACTGGCTGTATGTGTGGAATAGCACCTGAGAGCCGTTTGGCAGAATGAAGGATTGCCCCGTAAAGCCGTTCTTGACGGTGTAGTTCAAATACTCCAGCACACCCTTGGTCTTCTGTTTGAACTCTGGCGGCAGATAGCGGTAGACGGCTGATTGCTGCGTTCTGATAGACGCGTCAGCGTCCTGCGCGAAACATACGATGATGGACTTGGGGTTCTCTAGCGCAGCCTTTACGACCGTCCTGGCACCATACTCGGTCTTTGAACTACGAGTGCCACCGAAGATCATCAGCGTGTCGTATTCCTCAAGCATCTTGTCCGCATATACCCAGCCCTTGAGCGATACACCGAAGTTTAGCGGATCTTCGTCGGAGTTAGCCACTGCATCTTCGTGCATGCGGTGCATCTCGACAAGTGCCTTGAGTCCCTCTGGCTTAGAGGAACCGTCTTCGTTGAAGCACAGGCGCTTAATCTCCTCTGGAGTAGGCGGCTTTAGTACTGGGTGCGATGTGAACTTCATAGCTAATCTACAATCTCTGCTTCTGGCAAACCCTCAAGCATCTTACGGGCATACTCCTCAGCCTCGTCTAATGTGGTCTTATGCTCCACAACCACGCGCTGGACATTGTTGCCCGTCAACTTACTGTGAATGTCGTTGAATGCCTGCAAGCTCTTACCCTGCTTGAACAGCTCATTGCCATCAATTTCGATCTCACCATTCTCAACGCGACTAGAATACTGATCCTGCGACTGGCGATAGGTATCTAGCCCTTGAAACATCACCGACGAGATCTCAGAAGCCCACGCATTGCGGATCTCCGACGACTCTGGGTCTGCCATAAGCTCCGTCTGTACGTCGAAGTAGAAGTTGCGGGTGATCTTATTCTTGCGCAGGAATGTGCTTACCTCATTCGGCTTTTGGATAATGTGGTTTGCTACTAGCGCCCACTTCTTCGGATCGCGGTTACACCATGCCTGACCATGCTTGTGAGCCTCTTGGGCGTCCACAAGCTTTTTGGCGATGTAGTTCTTAGTGTCTACCTTTAGTTCATCACTCATCGTCTTCTAAGTCATCCTCGTTAAATTCAAAAAAATCCATATCTAGGTCTGAAGACATGTCCTCCAAGCTGTCCCTGAACAGCATGCGCCCTACGCGGAAGTTGGTGTAGTCGTAGTGCAGCGCACCTTCGTCATTAATAACAACCACAGCGTAGTTCACGAAATGCTCGCTCAAAATAGCCAGTGCGCCAGCAATCTTCTCTTCGTCATCTTCTTCGATTACCATTAGTAGTCAAGCCCCCCACATCGCTCAAACGCGTAGTTCATGCAGTGTTCCGCCATGATCGCATTGATCTTTTCAAGCACTTCGTCGGTTTCTTCCATTATTTCTTACCTCCATATATGGTGCGCGACCGTACCCCCGTAGGAAGATCGCTTTTGTCCACGTCGTACTTGTCAGATGCCTTGCGCGTGTCCTTCTTAATGTCGTCGAAATTGCGGCGATACTTAGCCGCATCTCGGTTTAATGTTCTTGGTTCACTGCCTTTTGTACTCATTCCTGAATGGTATACCACGCGTCAAGTGGTCTTGACATACTTGACGCATCATGTAGCATGTAGTCCTAGTCCAGAGTCCTCTCCTATTTACGCTACGATCACTGCGGTGTGTCTGGGATACGATAGTGAAGGCGATCTCTTGAGTACAAGGGAACGGAGAGCTGATCACTCCGTGGACACCACTTTAACCAACATAATTCTCAAGCCATAAAACTACTAAGCGGAAAGACGAAGTGGCTCTACAACCCCGCGTGGTCAGAGGATGACGAGTACCAAGCTATCTGGTGTGACAAGAGACTCTCAATGAAGGCTAAGGGTCTGTTTGGCTACATGAAGACTAAGCCCGAAAACTGGGACTTCTCCTGCAAGCGTATATCGATGGAGATGCGAGACTCTGTTGATGCTATCAGGGCAGCTATGAAGGAGCTTGAGGGGTTTGGCTACCTAGATCGTATCAAACTAGGCTCAGGGAGGCTTGTACATACTATATCGCCATCCCCATACATCGGCATAGAGCCTAAGATAGAAAAGTCTAGCCTTGATAGTTATGAGATTATCATGCATGTCGAGGACTCACTGTATTCTTAAATAAAATTATGATTAACCTACTACACGGAGACTGCCTAGAGCAGATGAAAACACTAGAAGATAACTCGGTTGACTCCATTGTGAGCGACCCTCCCTACGGAATTAGCTTCATGGCTAAGAAGTGGGACTATGACGTGCCAAGCGTTGAGGTCTGGGAGGAAGCTATGCGAGTTCTAAAGCCTGGAGGCCATGCGCTCATTGCTTGCGGAACACGGACGCAGCATCGGATGGTGGTGAATATCGAGGATGCAGGGTTTGAGGTTCGCGACGTGGTGTCTTGGATTTATGGCAGTGGATTCCCGAAGAGCCTGAATATCAGCAAGGCTATTGATAGGGCGGCGGGTGCAGAGCGTGAGGTGGTGGGGAAATCCAAGGGCGCAGCAAGTCAAAACACTGAAAGTCTTGGTAAATTTGCACCAGAATATGACGCGACAGCCCCCGCAACACCAGAAGCCAAGCAATGGGACGGCTGGGGAACAGCCCTAAAGCCAGCCTGTGAGTTCTTCACGCTATGCCGCAAGCCACTATCAGAGAAGACCATTGCAGCGAACGTGCTTAAGTGGGGAACAGGTGGTATTAACAGTGATGGGTGTCGGGTTGGGACGGAAACAAGGCACAACCCAAGTGCGGGGAACTCTGACAGGGAAAAATGGAGGATGAACACTCGCGAAACGGAGGGAAGGGAAACCCAAGGTCGCTTCCCAGCCAACCTAATACACGACGGCTCGCAGGAGGTGCTGGAGCTGTTTCCTGAGACTAATAAGGACTCAGCCGCCCGCTTCTTCTACTGCCCCAAGGCGAGCAAGAAGGATCGCGACGAGGGGCTTGAGGGGTTTGAGGAGAAGCAAGCTCAGAAGTTTGATGGGGGTGAGTTTCATTCTGCATCTACAGTCGCAACAGACAGAAAACAACGCAACAATCACCCAACAGTAAAACCAACAGCCCTGATGCAATACCTATGTCGCCTCATCACCCCTACAGGTGGCGTCGTCCTAGACCCTTACATGGGGTCAGGTTCAACAGGTAAAGCCGCTGTGCAGGAAGGATTCAGCTTCGTAGGCTGTGAGCTAGACCCAGACTACTACGAGATTGCAAAGGCACGCGTGACCAACGAAGAATCCTGATATTTCCATATAGGAAACAACTCAAGCCACACGCCAGCAACGTGTGGCTTTTTTGTGCATACCCACAGTTGGATTTTCCACACCATAAGGTATAGCTAAATAATGTACCCACAGTTGGATTTTGCCCACCATAAGGTATAGCGGAATAACGCTCGCAGGTCGGATATCCATTTTTGTTTTTTTGTAGGGTGGTATATGTATAGCAATCCACCGACACAACCACATCTGCTCACCCCCTCCACCCCTGCACACCTGTTCACCTATTGAGATACCTTGACATCAAGACAATCTAATACCTTGATATCAAGACACATACCTTCACATCAAGACA